GTGGTGTCGCCAGCATTGGGGCGCGTTTTGCGGCTGAGCACCTGATTCTTGGATAGTCGGCCCGACAGGGCCGACTAAATGCATGACTAATAAACGAGCATCTGCAGACCCATCAAAAGAAATTCATGGTCTTTATATGATTGAAAAATATGAACGCATAATTGATTATCTTTATCCACTTGCTCAAACCATCCCGCGCAAACACGGTGCTTTTAGAGAACTTTTAATTCAGCATCTTTTTTTAGTGGCCGAGCATCTTAATGATGCCATCAAAATCAATCAACTTAATCGTTGTTATGTACTCGATAGCAGCTTAGGCCATTTACGATTACTATTGCGTTTTATGATGCATCACAAACGCAAGCTGATTACTGAGCATCAATTGGAAACTGCTCAGACATTAATTAATGAAATTGGATGTATGCTTGGTAAACGCATAAAACGTTTACGAGAACAAAAAAAAGATGCTAATATAGAACGGGCTTGATGGGAGCGCCGTCATTCTTGGTGGCAACTGGAACAACGGATCTAATTCCGGGTCTCGTAACGCCAACTGGAACAACGCTCCATCTAATGGTAACAACAACATTGGGGCGCGTTTTGCGGCTGTGGCCACTGCCAAACACTACTATGCTCTGCTGTTTCTCCGGGGTAGCAGGCTGGTGCTAACCAGGTGCCAGCCATCAAGTCCAGCTTCGGCGAACTCAGGGCCGAGTGGTAGCAATGGCAGGGAGTAGTCCATCGAAACCTGCTGCTACCTAAAATGAGTAAAAAATTTCGCAATTTATATAAAAAAATTTACGATTGGGATAACTTGTTAATAGCTTATTCAGAAGCAAGACGTGGTAAAACCTATAGCAGTTCATATTTACAATTTAAAGAGTATTATTTAGCTAATTTACGCCATCTGCAATTGCAATTACTTGAAAAAAATTGGTACCCTGATCCACAATTGCAATTTCAAATATCAGACCCTAAAAAAAGAATAATTGCTTGTCAAAGTTTTCGTGACCGTATTTTGCATCATGCGTTAATACAAGTAGTGGGGCCAATATTAAACGATGCAATGATGCCACAAGTTTTTGCGTGTCGTATTGGTCTAGGTACACATCGTTGCATTAACCGTATGCAACAATTAATGCGGCAAAACAAAGACAAATGGGTATTGCATGTAGATTTTGATAAATTTTTTCCGACAATACCACAAGATTTATTACTTGCGCATTTAGCAAAAAAATTAACATGCAAGCACACTCTATGGTTGATTGAACAAGTGCTAAGTGTGCAGCCAGATGGATTGCCAATTGGCGCCTTAACAAGCCAATGTTTTTGTAATTACTGGGGTGGTAAACTTGACCGTTTTATTGCAGCAAAAGGAATTGGATGTTTTGTACGTTACATGGATGATGTTGTAATTGTGGTAAACAACAAAAATGACGGGTTAGCATTAAAAAATGAAATTTGTAATTATGTAGCATCAGAAATGAACCAACTAATTGGCAAATGGCATCTAGGCCCAGTTGCACGGGGGTTTACGTTTTGCGGATTTCGCATCCGCATAAAGTACAAATTAATAAAACGGCAAAGCATGATGCGCCAACGGCGCAAACTAAAACATTTATTGGCTTATGACGATTATGATGGTTGGCGTAGATCCCTGCTATCATGGATGGGACACATTCGGCACGGTGACGGGCAGAATGGACTCAAACATTTAGGACTTGCCTCATCATGTTAATCAACACTATTGCTGACCTACAAAAAACCGAGCCTAGCGTAGAACGCACTGCATTTTTACAATCTCTTCTTAATGATTATATTACTTTTGATGATGCAGAATATCCTGAACGTTATGATCATACGCTACAACAAGGCGACGATGGTTATGTTGCACCAATTTTGCGTCAAGAATGGAATGCTGGTGCTGCTGCAGCATGGGGCTTTAACGGCCCGGATGATATAACTGATGCCATGAGATTAGAATAAAGGCATGATCGAAATCCTTGCCGCTACTCTTGGTGCCAGCATCGGCGTAGCGGCGCTGGGGGTATTTGGCATAAATCGTAGAAATGAAGAAACTGCAGCCGCAATTATCCGTTTAACGAGCGCAGTAGAACATATTGCTGGCAGTCTTGAAACATTACATGAAGATATTAAAGCAGACCGCCGTGAAACTTTTGATCGCCTTAATAAAGTAGAAAATCGCGTTAGCAGATTAGAGGTGCGCTAATGCCCCCCTGGCTAGTGCGATCCATTGTTGGTACTTCTATTGCCATTATGGTTTTAATTACCGCGCAATGGGCAGCTTGTAGGTTTTATGTATGGCCAATGGCATGGCCATGGTATGCGAAATATGTTGGTACACCAGATGGTAGGCCAATTGAACCACAACCTACCTGCACCGATAGCGATAGTCGCGCAATTGCGAGTATGATGGGAGTGCTCACGACATTAATTTCACTAAGCCGTAAGGCTGATTAATTATGAGCAATTTCCTGGCAGCGGCAAAAGCTACGTCTAAGCCGCCAATGCCGCATCAACAAGCGGCATGGAATTATGCGTGGGAACTATTATCTACTGAAGAAAAGGCATCATTTCTTGATAAATTTCGTGCTGACCCTCCCGCGAAAGTTACGTCACAATGGCAACCAGCAGCTAATTTAATACGTCAATTTGAAGGATTAGAACTTACGGCATACCCAGATCCTGCTTCTGGTGGCGAACCATGGACTATTGGATATGGATTTACATTTTGGCTTGATGGTTCAAAAGTAAAACCTAATGATACGATCACCAAACATTCTGCCGATGGGATGTTAGAAAATTTAATTGAAACCAAAGTTGTACCAACATTAGCAAATACTATACCAGGATGGAAAACATTGTCAGTAAGTCGCCAAAATGCATTAATTAGTTTCAGTTGGAATGTCGGATGGTATTTTTATGGTACTACAGGATTTGAAACTATTAGTAAATGCTTGCGCGAATCAAATTACGATGCAGTGCCAGATGCATTGATGTTATATGTAAATCCTGGCAGTAATGTAGAAGCTGGTTTACGTCGTCGTCGTCAAGCAGAGGCTAATCTTTGGGGCAATTCCAAAAAAACTACATCCGTGCTACTAAAAGTACCATATGAATCACAGAATGATAATGCGTCTGGTACGGGCTACCGCGAATGTTTTAGTAGCAGTTGTGCAATGATTGCTAAATACTATGGCAAGGTAAAAAATGATGATGAATACAATAAAGTTCGTAGTAAATACGGCGATACTACAGATTCACAGGCACAATTACAAGCATTACGTAGTTTAGGATTACAAGCGCAATTCAAAACAAATTGTGCTCCAGGTTTATTAGAAGCTGAATTATGTGCTGGTAGACCTATTGCTGTGGGATGGTTACATCAAGGTCCATATAATACGCCAACTGGTGGTGGCCATTGGAGCGTTATCATTGGATTTACCGAAGACGGATACTGGATTTTCAATGATCCAAATGGTGAAGCTGATTTAGTTAATGGTGGTTATGTTAGTAATAAAGGTGGCGCTAACGTGAAATATAGTAAATTGAGATTTAATCGTCGTTGGGAAGCTGATGGCGCCGGCACTGGATGGGCTTTATTAATAAAACCATGACACATCAAATAATACGACATAGCAACGAATTAACAGAAATTCGAATACCATATACTTCAACTCAACAATGGTATCATTTTTTACTTGCATCTGATATTCATTTAGATAATCCTAAATGTGACCGTAAATTATTTAAAAAGCATCTTGATGAAATGAATGAGCGCCAAGGATTGGCGCTTTTTTTTGGTGATATTATGTGTTTAATGCAAGGTAAAAAAGACCGTCGCGGAAGCAAAGGTGATATACGCTTAGAACATTTAGGTAGTAATTATTTTGATCTTGTATTTAATGAAACTGCAGATTGGTTGCAACCATGGCAAGATCGTATTTGTGTAATGTCAGATGGTAATCATGAAACCGCAATCATTAACCATAATGAAATTGATCCGTTAGGCAATGTTGTTCGTATAATGCGTGATCGTGGTAGTAAAGTAGAACACATGCGTTATCAAGGTTTTATATGGATTACATTTCATATGAATAAACAAAAAATAAGACGTGTAACGTTAGCTTATCATCATGGCGCATGGGGTGGTGTTGTCACTAAAGGTGTTATGGGTGGCGGTCGTTATGCTGCTATATTTCCTGATGCTGATGTAATTGTTAATGGTCATAATCATGAACGTACTATCGTTTCACATCCGGCATATCGACTTAATCAAATTGGTGAAGTACGAGTTGAATCCAGATTACATTTGCAAACTGGTACATATAAAGAAGAATTTAAAGGTGGCAGTGGATTTGCTATAGAAAAAATTGTAATGCCTAAATCATTAGGTGGAATATGGCTTAAACTAAGACCACGAGCATCCTCTGGTGTTGAAATTACTTGTGAGTCTACAACATGAATCGATTTCTAATTCAAATTTCAGCCACTATGATAGTTGATACTAATTATAGCGCTGAAGATATTGCCGTAGGTATTGCAGCACGATTAGAGGAAATTGCGCAATCAAGTGAGCACCTCCTTGATTATGAGGTGTTGCCATATCTACTGCCTAAAACTAATGAATCATCACATCAACGAAACCGAACTAGTCAGTCGTAAGGTAACCAAACATAGATTTAGAAAAAGTATAATTGAAGAATGGAATAGTTGTTGTTATATCTGTGGTGAAAGATTTACTACAATAACACTTGATCATTTAGTACCAAAAAAATTTGGTGGCATTACATGTAAATCTAACCTTGCTCCATGTTGTTCTGTCCATAATGGGCAGAAGGGTCATTCTGAATTATGGTCTTGGTGGACACAACACGAGACGTGGAATTTGGGTCGTGCAATAAAATTGATAAGTTATCTACGTCGCGTTGATAATACTGCATTAATTGATGATAAAATATCATAGCTTGCCAATTTTGGCAATGTTCTTTAACTATTCCAGCATAGCTGACTTGCCATATAAAGCCATCTTGTGTTTTTACTTTGACAACTGTTGGATAATCCATCGTTATAATGTATTACCTACTAAAAGGTAATGATGC